GCCTCCGCACATATCATTTGAACAGGAGGATCTCGCTACTTGTGTGAGCATCCTCAACGAACAGAGACGACGACAATAATGGCTGCAGATGTGAGACTTGATACTTACGGGCTTCAAGACGCATTGAAGAAGATGCAGAAAATCAATCCTGCGATGCGTCGGACATTATTAAAAGACACAAAGGTCGCAGCTCAACCTCTGGTTGATGCGATCAATGCTCGAGTGCCAAGTTCACCACCTTTGAGCGGTATGGCTCACAGAGGTCGGACAGGCTGGTCTGGTGTCAAGAAGGTTCAGATCTCCTTGAACACTCGCAAGCCTCGCAAAGGATCTATCACTGCAGGAGCTGAACAGATTGCAGTCGTACGAGTCGTCACTAAGGGCGCACCCGTAGCGATCACGGACATGGCTGGCAAGGCTGGCGGTACGAGCTCACGCCGAGAACCGAAGTATCAGCGACCGAACTTCGCTAGTGCGCTCAATCGCATCGGGACACCTTCGCGCTATATGTGGAAAGATGTTGAGTCAATGGCTGGCGACGCTGAACGAGCACTCCAGCCAATCATCCAGCAGTTCATGCTTGACGCACAGAAAGAGTTCAAGTAATGGCAATCAACCTTCCCATCATCAGCGAATGGAATCCTGCTGGCATTGACAAAGCGATCGCCGACTTCAAGAAGCTTGAAACTAAAGGCGAGAAGGCAGCGTTTGCAATCAAGAAGGCAGCAGTCCCTGCAGGCCTTGCTCTCGCAGCGATCGGCACTGTCGCATTTGACGCTGTCAAAGCGTTCGCCGAAGATGACGCTGCAGCACAAAAACTCGCCACCACTCTCGGCAATGTCACCGGAGCAACAGACAAACAAGTTGCAGGAGTTGAGGACTTCATCACCAAAACCTCACAAGCTGCAGCAGTCGCAGACGACGAACTACGCCCAGCTCTTGACTCCCTAGTTCGAGGCACAGGAGACATCACAAAAGCTCAAGACCTCCTAGGTCTTGCACTGGATGTCTCTGCCGGTACTGGGAAAGATCTCGGCGCAGTCTCCGACGCGCTGTCAAAGGCTTTCAACGGCAACCTCGGCCCACTCAAGAAGTTAGATCCAGCCCTTGCCGATCTGGTCAAGAGCGGAGCATCAGCCGACGAAGTATTCGCAGCCATGAGCGAGACTTTCAGCGGTCAAGCGGACACTGCAGCGAACACCACGCAAGGCAAGATGAAGAACCTTGGAATCCAGATGGGCGAACTCAAAGAGTCCATCGGCGCAGCTGTCGCACCACTTGCCGAGAAGCTCCTCCCGAAGTTCCTCGCGTTCGCTGGATGGATTCAAAAGAACAAGACACTCGTCGTCGTGCTCGGCGCGATTATCGGCGGACTCGCTGCAGCCATTATCGCAGTCAATACTGCAATGACAATCTGGACTGCAACCACTAAAGCGTTCTCAGCCGTTCAAGCCGCTTTCAATGCTGTCATGGCCCTGAACCCGATCTTCCTGATCGTCGCAGCTGTCGTCGCCATCATCGCTGTTCTGGTCATTCTGCAGAAAGAGTTCGGGCTCTTTGACGGTGTCATTCGAGTTGTCGGTGACGCGTTCGCTGCAGTATGGGGCGCGATTAAAACCGTCTTTGATTGGGTCAAAGACAACTGGCAACTCTTGCTCGTCATCCTGACAGGCCCGTTCGGTCTCGCTCTCGCTTTCGTGATCACATTCAAAGATCAGATCATCGGCTTCATCAAAGGAGTCATTGACTGGGTCACCAACAACTGGAAGCTCATCCTGGCGATCCTGACAGGCCCGTTCGGATTGGCAATCCTTGCGATCACCACATTCAAAGATCAGATCATCAATGTTTTCAGCATTATCTACAACGGCATCAAAGCCGCAATGGGCTTCGTTGCCAATGTCATCACAGCACCATTCAAAGCAGCTTTCAACGCGATCGCGAAACTTTGGAACAACACCATCGGCTCACTGTCTTTCACTGTGCCGAGCTGGGTTCCGGGCATTGGTGGCAAAGGCTTCAATGTGCCAGACATCCCCGAATTAAAAGACGGGGGCATTGTCACTCAGGCGACATTGGCAATGATTGGCGAAGGCAACGAACCCGAAGCCGTGATCCCGTTATCAAAGCTGGGCAGTATGGGCTTCGGTGGCGGTGGCGGAAACACAATCAACATCACAGTCACCAGCGCAGATCCCAACGCTGTCGTCCGCGCTTTACAGTCCTACAACAGGAATGTCGGCAGATTGCCAGTGTCAGTGCAATGAGTGCAGAGCAGTGGATATTCCGCTATGGCGGAAGTTTTACGGTATTCACTTCCAGCGTTCTATCGTTCAGCGGTAACCAAGGCCGTCAAACATACATTGATAACTACGCTGGTGGCTCGTTTAACATCACCATCAAAAACAACAACAACGAAGCAGCCAACTTTGTTCGTGGCACAAATGTTCAAATTCTTTTTTCCGATGGCACAACAGTATTTATTGAAGGCAAAGTCATCGGTGTCACATACGACGACCACCCTGGCAACACTGGATTATCAACCGCAACCATTAAATGCCAAGACGCACTTACCCAGGCTGGCAAATTCAACCTTCAAGGCTTCACTGGTTACACCACCAACTGGACAACTCTGCAAGCCCAACAAACAAACTTCAGTATCTCTGGTCTCTCAACGCCCGAAGTCGTTGCCGTAGGTCAAGGGCTATCAGTAGCCAACCAAGTCAACACATACAACGGCACAATCCTTGAGCGTCTCAACTTGCTCAACAACACCGAACGCGGACAACTCGTCGTCTATGCCAACCAAATAAAGTTCTTAAGTCGAGCCGTCGCTCTTGAAGTCAACACGGTCTCATTCCATCGCACGACTTCATCCAGCACCTCCATCGCCTACACAGACATTCGACGCATCAACGCTTATGACACTTTCATGAACCAAGTAAGCATCACCTTCAAAAACCCGACAGGTGTAGTGTTCGGGCCGTACTTTGCCAACAACACAGCAAGCCAAAGTGCTAACGGTGTTTCGGGTTACTCGTTAGAAACCGCTGACATCTCGGGTCTTGTGTCTTTAGGTTTGGCGTCTTGGCTGACCTATGTTCAAGGCGACCCAGCACTACTGAGATTTGAAATTGACTTTGACGACGCCACTGCAAACAATGCAGCAATTTTGACGTTTTTTAAAAACGCCACTGTTGATGTTGACCGGAATACTTCAATCACTTGGCGACTGCCAGGGGCAGGTGCAAACACCACTTCTTCTGTAGTTTTTGAAGGCTTCAATTTTAGCGGTACGCCTTCAAAGACTTCATACACTGCTTACTTCACGCCTTTGTCAGTGTACGAGTATTTTATTTTGGACAGTTCAACACAAGGTATTCTTGACACCAGCCGTCTCAGCTGGGGTTACTACTAAGGAGAAAACATCATGGCATCCCCCCCAGACTTCATCGCAGGAGCAACCCTCACTGCGCAACAAATGAACCTAGTAGGAATGTGGAAAATTGCTACAGGCATAGTTAACTCAGGCACATCGTTTGACCTTAACTATTTCTCTGCCGATTACGACTCCTACAAACTTGTTCTCACACAAATCCGTACAAATGTTAGTGGTGGAAATATCCAGTTAAGGATGGTCAACTCAGGAACACCAGCAATCACTGGTTACTACTGGGGCGTAACGGCTGTTGACACTGCAGCAGGAACTAGTGCAGTGTTTCGTGGAAACAATTCAACCATAATGGAAACTTTGTCAGTTCAAAACGGTGCAGTCAGTGGCATGGCTACTGTTGAAATACATAACCCATTTACAACCCAATACACTTCGTTTAACGGTCAATCTACTGATTCTCGTGCAGCAGCTTCATACTCTGGCATTAGTTTTGCAGGACAACTAGCCACCAACACTTCATACAACACGATTCGAGTGTTATTGAGTGCCAACAGTTTCACTAACTGCAACTACGCCCTCTACGGATACAGGAAATAGCCATGAATCGCACACACATAGACATTGATGCAGAAGGCAACCAAACCGAGCGCCCGTACACGCCCGAAGAAGAAGCAGACGCTGACGAACGCCAAGCCGAAGCGATCGGAACATGACTTTTAATCCTTCTAAAGCACTCATAGCCCTAGTCGGCTTAATCTGCATGACCGTACTCATCGCAGTCGGACAAATAGACCAAGACCAAGGCTTACCAATCATCACCATGATCGTCGGTTACTCAGTCGGAAACGGCATGGCCGCACTCACCAACAAACCAGTCGAGCCGATCATCAAGAAAAAAACACAATGAAATTTCCTGTATTACCGATCATCATGCCAACCGACCTGACCGGTCAAACAAACGGCAAAGTTGACAAAGCAGTCCTACGCACAATCCAAGCACCATCAGGACAACTAGAAAAACACGCTGCAACAGCATGGAATTGTTTACGACTAGACGCCTACTTCAACAAGCTGGTCTGCAACCAAGTCGGTGCGTACCGAACATACGCTCAACAACTGATCATGTTCAAGGATCGTTACTCGACTACGGACGGTGGCCGTGTGCCTCAAGTGGTGCGTATTTGGGAAGGCAAGAAATGGTATTTGAAGCCAGGCAAAAGCCCTAGTGCTACACCAGGTCAATCCGACCACGGTTGGGGATTAGCGATAGACATTGCTAACTGTGGGCTCAATTCACCGATCTGCAAATGGTTACTAGGTGACGGTTTCAGCACTTGTAAAGCTCTTGAATACGGTTTTA